ATGGACGAACATGAAATGTTGCGGCAAGGGGATTTAATTTCTGTCAACTTTAGCCCTTCTAAGGGACATGAGCAGCAAAAACAACGACCCGCTGTTGTGATTTCAAACAATTTCTACAATAGTAAAACTTGGATGAAAAAGCTCCTCCCTGTTACTTCAACCATTTCGGGTTTTCCTATGCACTATTTGTTGCCTGACAAATTGCCTGTAAAAGGTGAAGTTATGTTAGAGCAAGAAAAGTGCCTTGATCTTAGTCAGCGTCCATTCAAGGTGATCGGACGGTTGCCAAAAGATACGCTTGATGAAATTTTAGCACTTGTGCATGACACCTACTAATAAGAAGCGGAACGTGTGATTGACTGAAAATACGTTCCGCTTTTTGTGTGCAAAATAAAAACACCAACGGACGGATTGGTGTTAGACAAGACGGAACGTGTGATTGACTTCATGTAGAACTATACCGAAGTAATAGAAAATTGTCTACTTTTTTAGTTGACAAAAAAGTTCATCATCGATACGTATCCGTTACCATCTCAACATGTTGAGTCGATTGTTACATTTTACAGACACAATTTCCGAATGGTCTTGGATAGAGCAAAATAAGCCCTCCACCCGCGTTAGCGAGCAGAGGACCTTTTGTTACCTGATGTATAGACTTTCGCCCGGATAGATCAGACTGTAGATTGACTTACCATTGTTGGCTGCCAGCGTGTACATGCTAATGCCATACTTATAGGCGATACTCCAGAAGCTGTCACCAGATTGTACCGTGTAATACGTATGGCTCGCTACGGCAACTGAGGAGCCACCATAGACACGTAAGACATCACCGGGGTGAATTACACTGTTGATGGTCTTGCCGTTGTTAGAAGCCAAAGTATACATGCTCATGCCATACTTGTAAGCAATCCACCACCAACTATCACCCGACTGAACCGTGTATGACGAGCCAGAGCTTACTGATGGCACACTGGTCGTTGTCAGCAACTCAACATTGCTTCGGCTAATCCAACTCATGATGCCACCAAGCAATACGTTTGATCCAGATACTTGCTGAACAGTGTACGTCTTTCCCTGAACCCAGCTAGGCATTGCAACACCGTTAGCCCAACGGGATGTGCCGAAGTTAACCTTAACACTATCACCAACTTTTATCTGGCTAAGCGTGGTGTTGTTAGCTTGCTGCCCTGCGTTTGTCGCTGGTGTGTTGGTTGATGGCTTGACGTAAGTCTTGCCGCTGTCAGTTGTCGTGCTACCGTTGTAGCCTGAATCAGTGATGCCGGTTAGATCAACGTTGCCATCAAGGCCACCAGCGCGATAAGTTGAAGTGAACTGGAAGATGCCTACATTATCAAAGCTTGGGAAGTAGCCATAGTTCGGCACGGTGGTGACATTGTAGTCAGGATATTCGGCAAGCCATAGCTGATAGCGACTGGCAATCTGTGACAAGTCAATATGACTCATCAAGAAGCTCTTATAGCCGTAAAGCATTGGTGTGTAGCCAGCATCGCGGATATAGTCGAGTGCCCACAGCAAAGTTGACGTGTTGGTCGACCCAGCTTCGTAATCAAGCGCAACAATCGACCCTTTTGGTGTTTGGATCTCTGGCAAGAAATGATCTAGCACTTGCTTAGCCAAATTGGTGTTGTCGATATTCTGCCACCAAATATAGGTGTGTGCCCGCTTACCAGCCGCAATCAACGATGCAACCTGCGTCTTGTACGTGGTTTGCTCATATGTGCCGTAGCCGCTATACCCACCGATTTGAGAGATTCCGAACTTGTCAGTGGAATAACCAAAGACACCGTTATCTCCTTGGTACCGGCTCCAGTCGACACCTTGATCTCCCTTGGCCGCATTGACCTGCGATGGCAGGGCAAAAGAAATAGCCGCCAAGAAGGCGACTACCAAAGTGATGAGTTTAGTTTTAAATTTCATGGTGCCCTCCTTATTGCTGTGGAGCAACAGATTCCGGTGCCAGCTGAGCCTTAACTGCGTCTGCGGCCGCCTGAGCTGCGGCAGCTACCTTATCTTGATTAGATGCTTCCTGATCAACTGTCTTTTGTGGATAGGTTTCTGCTAGGCTGTCTTTCAAATCCGCATAAGCTTTCTCGACCGCGTTGGCAATTGTCTGCTCGTCTGTGCTGGTGAAACCAAGCGACTTCAAGCCGTCTTTCACAGCCTGAATGGCAGTCGATTTCTTGACCGTCCCGTCAATCGCCTGTGTCACACCAAGCTGTTCTGCCGCAGTTACGGCTGCGTTTGCCAATGGGCCTAATACCTTTACCAAAGTGAGTGCTTGTTTGTTAGCCAGCAATTGTTTTGAGATCCAAGCCCCAATGATTGGGATTGCTGCTACTGCAAGTGATACCAAAAGTTCTGTCCAATTATTCATGATTATTTTCCTTTCTGAGACGCTCATTCTCACGTCTCAAACGGTCATTGTCTGCGCGTAATCTGTCATTCATATCCTCAAGCTCATCATGCCTGTTCTTCCGTTTACCCTCGCGGTAGGTCAGATAAGCAATAAGCGTTGGAACGATGGTTGCAATGTATGGAGTAGAATCGACAATAATTTTAGTTATCGCTGCTGTCACGGCTGTCACTCCTTCGTGCCAGAATCAGCACAAAGGCTGTTATGATCGCATTGCTTATCCAATTTGAGTAGATTCCAGTTGAGATTGAGGTCAGAAATTGCAGTATTGTCAAGAACGACATTAAAAAGCTGGTAGTTGTGAGCAACAGACGATTTGTCATTGCCAACTGTGTTTCCCATAGCACCCAACCCCCAATTCCGAGTCCATCAATGACAAACAAAAACCCCACAATGTCATCGTTTAACCAGTCAGAGTAATGTGGGGGCCAGATGAAATAATGGTCATTGATGATTAGAAACAAGCCAATGGCAACCATGCCAATGGCGAGTGCTGTGTGTGTCGGGTGATCTCTGATTTTATTTAGCATTGTCATCACTTCCTTCCATAAAAATAGCCGCTAGCTTTTGCTGGCGACATAGTCACTGCCCGTGATTTGCTTGTATTGATCTGGGGTAATCATTACCGGTACATAAGGTGATAAATCAATCCCCCAACTGTAAAACAGCACACACTGATCATAATAAGTCACTTGATTTCACCGCCTTCATCTGCGCTACGTCAAGAGCAAGCGCAGCAAGCATTTGCTGTTCTGGTGACGCCTCAGGTGTATGTCTGGCAGCGTCTGGATCATAGCCAGCATCAGGAACAACTTTGCCGTCAATAATGCTGGCGTGGTTCTCATACAAACCAACTGCCTTATCCACTTCAATAACATCAAATCCTTCATCGGTCGGCCCTACTGGTCTGTTTTCATCAGCATTTGCCCAATTAAGTAGCCGATTATTGCTATCCGTCCACACTTTGATTTTCATAATTGCCTCCTAGCCAAAAAATGAATCCCCCGTTGGATAATCGTCTTGTGTTAGATAAGAAACAGATCCACCATAACTTCCAGATGCTTTAGAAATGTTGCTATACCAGCCGACCGTTCCTCCGCTTGGCGTGCTTGAATACATAGCTGTAGATTGTCCGGGATCTGAAAAGCTCAAGCAGCTTGCAACAATATTGTTTGTCAATAAAGGTTTGTAACCGGGTCTAATATCTGCGAGTCTCAAATAATTGTACTGATTAGCTATTGTGTGAATTTGAAAGTTGACGGTCACCAAATTTCCACGTCGCGTGTAGTAAATATATGCGTAATCAATATCAATATTTCTTAGCGCGGTTGTATTGACGTAGAAAAATGTCACGTTGTCTTTTGAAGTGAATTCAGACTGAATATATTTTTTTGTAGCGGCACTGGGGTCACTGATCAGCGTTTGTAACTGAAGTGCACCACGTTGGAGCGCAACTGACGACATGTTTCCCTTTTGATCAGGAGTGGTGATGTAGTTGAACATTCCATTTGGGCTCAAAAGTGATTTGTAGTATTGACCATTGGGATTGCCATTATTGTCTTCAATGTTGCCCAGTATACTTAGGTTCGCATCTTTTAGTTCAAGATTGCCAGAACTCTTGGCACCGTCAATCTGAACATGGCTGAAAGGCGAATTAATGTCAGGAGAATTAAAGGTTGAGCTGTCAACCTCAATCGATTGCAGCTTTTTGATGCTAAGCACTGCTTGCTGAATACTTTGATCAACCCAAGCTGTACCATTGTAGTATTGCAATGCTGTGGCATCGTTAAGCGTTGTCCCATGCCACCACAAATCGCCTTTCTTGGGACTAGCGGGCGTGCCAAGCTGAATGTAAGTGTATGGCACATCCTTGCTTCCGGGAACACCTTGCGGTCCTTGTGGCCCTTGAGGCCCTTGCGGACCAGTTGCACCATCGGATCCTTTAAAAAGCGCCCAATTGTAATCAGCCGGATTCGTGCTGTCGGCCTGTGTGAAATCGCTGTACGTGCCAATATACTTTTTGCCATCGCCACCGGATACCGTGAACCCACTTTGGCCACTTACATCATCTGCCCAAGCGGTGTGAAAATAGCTTGTACGGCCATCCGCACCCTTGGCACCAGGAACACCATCAGCACCATCTGCTCCCTTAATCAGTGCCCATTTACCAGCGTAATCGTCCGGATTGTCGCTTGGAACGGATGTCTTATTTGACCAAACGATTGCCATATACTTCTTACCAGTTGGGAAGGCACTCATATTTGTTCCTTGATCATCATCGGCATAACGGAGCCAAGGATAGTATTGAACGGTTTTTGAGATATTCGACATCTGGTTGGCAAGCTCACTGAGGCGTTCGTCAAAGCTAACGGTCTCGTGCGCAAACTCGCCCAAAGTAAGCTTGACTGAATGGTTAGCACGGCTCCGCTGAATGCTCAATACCTTGGCAGATAGGAATAGCTGTTGATTCTCATCGGCGATGTGGACGGTTTGATTCAGTGGTACGTATGGTGAGTTAACCAAATCAATATCATAGGTTTCATTCGGATGGTTATACTTTTTCAAGTCTGCCAAAGCCGCTTGCAAAAGTGCCGCCTGCGATTTTGAATCAAACGTTTTAACCCGATTCCAGTCAGACTGTGTTGGGTTAGGGTTGCTGTTGCTTAACAAACGTGAATATTTCTGCACAGCAATGGTATCGTGCAAGAACCCGTACTGATCAAGCACAAACTGTCCCGTTGGATCATTCCAGTGGTAGCCGATCAAGTTGATTGGGTCCTGATTAGTTGATCCATCCGTGCTTTCTGGCACTGCTCCATAAGCCTTGATCGATGTTTCCATGTCATAGGTATCAAGGTGCGTGACGATATTGTTGATGTCCTTATTCATTTCAAAGGAAATCAAGCTGTCACCGGCCGTTTCATGCCGAATGTTAATGACACGCTTAACCAAGTTGGTTCCAACAAACTCAAAGCCAAAACTAAGCACTGCATCAAAATCTTTTGCCACGGCAATAATGCGAGCCAACGATGATTCTTCACTAGTCCACTCGAGTGTTCGAACATTGTCAGGAAATTCGTTGATGCCAATCTCCCAGCCAGAATCATTTGTAAACCTTGTGATGTAGTCAGCGATGGTATATGGTTTGTCGGCCTTGAAGGCGCCAACGGTTTCGTTAATCAAATCATTACCCGCATCGCTGGCAACAATTGAGTGAATATGGCCTAGCGAATTATGCTCAACCGATTCGATCACCATTTGGTGACCGTTGCCTTCTTCATCCTGATAAAGAATGAAGTTGGTTGCTTTAGCCATCTCATTGATTGCTTGTTCCTGATCAGTTGTGAAGTGAATATCAAGAGAAAGCTCGACCGCAGGACGATTGTCAACACTTTGTGTTTCTATATCGTTGTCAATTCGCCATTCGCCTTTGCCATCAGTCGACCCAACACCCAAAATGTTTGATTTTCGATCTGCAAAGTAATACTCCATTTATAGCCAGGCCTCCCTTATCTCGACTTCACATGCAAATGGCTGTGCCCAGCTCGAAGGCGTGATAGCAATCTCAGTATCACCGGGTGGCAGTTCAAATTGCTCCCATTGATTACCGATCGTGTGCATGGTTGGGTCAAGAGAGCCATTCAAGTATGTCTTGGCATTCGCCACATCAATCTTGAGAACATCGCCATTGCTAAATCGATTCTTGATATTCGTATACCAGCTAACGTTTTGCCATTTGACGGTGGACGCAATCAGATACATGGTCGATTCGCCCCATGTCTTGTCACGCATGAACCACGTTGAAAATTGCTTGGTCTCAACATCGGCAGCGTCTGCAAAGGTAAACTGGCGGGTAATAGTCGTCTCTCGTCCTTGATTGCCAACCCATGGTGACACTCGGAAAACAACTGAATTACCAAATTTCTGTAATTCCAACTGAATGAACTTGTCGTTAGTGAAAATGCTACGATCAAGCTGTTCATTGACGACTAGTTGGCCTTTGTAGTAGCACATCCACCAAAGCTGATCGGACAATGCGCTATTATCCTTCAGTATCATCTGAAAAATTGGCTTACCGTCACTCTCTAACGTTGTTTCGAGCGCACCTACCTGTGCTACCCCAGTTTGGAAGCGTGTCATAACGTCCCATGTGAGATTGCTCTTGAAGTTACCGTTATGCGTCTGGACGAGATTGTGCTTGATTGAAGGACCATTCCAATACTTGTGGTCGCCAGTAATACTGGGCCAATTAGGCTCAACCTTCCAGCCATCATAATCGTCATGAGTCCAAATCGCATTGCCGATCTGTTCATTAGGCATACTAGGATCACCACCCCAATAGGGATTGTTTGTGGCGGCTTGATTATCCATATGTGAGCCTTGAACAGCGGCTAAGTTAAGTGCTACTTCGCTTTCTTCGGTGGTGAAACCATCAATTTCTTGCGTGCCAAATTGGAGAATACCCGGGCGATCATTAACAATCCCAACCATGCCGTTATCAGCGTGCATAGTTGCCGTAATAACTGGCTCAACAGGATAGGTACCACCATTGTGTACCGTGATGGTGTCGGTATAATATTCAGGATCAGCTGGGTTAGGCGACCAAGGAGAAGCGGTTGGCTCTTTCCCTAGCTTAATATTATCAATACAAACCCATCCTGGACTTGCCGATGTTTTAACAAAGCCAAAGCGAAAAGTGGTTACAGTGACGTCTCTATCTGCTGTCCACGTTTTTACAAAACGATGCCACGTTGTTTGATCCCCCGAAGTTTCCCGTGAGGCGTGTGCCATTGACAATGCAAAAAGCGGATCTGGTTCGGTTGTCAGCAAGTAGTCAGACGCTTGCCCAACTGCCGACCCAGCGGTCGCATAGTAGTAGCTGTATGTCCATGTTTGACCTTTTTTAATGTAAACCGGTTTAGTTAACACTAATTGCACATACTGATCTGGATTAAGCGAAGAATCAGTGCTGTCGTTTTCGATTCGTAGCATATACTTACCGAAAGGCGTTGGGAACGAAGGAACTTGTCCGTCAACCCGGAAAACTCTGTCTGCGTCTTTACCGTCACCCCAAACATAGTTTACTGGGGTTTGTCCTGATTCAAAGCCGGAATCTGTCAGCATGTTTACTGGCACGTCCTTGTATGGCATATTGTCAAACGTCTTCGTGGCTACCGAGTGCGCGATGCCATCGGGAACAAATAAAGTGAACGAAGATGTGATTGCATTTCTGCCCTTAGGAACATCGTCAACATCTGTGAGCACGGCATTCCAGTACACAGACAAGTCATCATTGAACGAAACCTGATGAGTGTCACCGTGCAAGATGCCACTTAGCTTATAGAAGGCAGTGCGAAACGACTTTTCATCATCTGCTATAAGCTGATATCCAACAGTGATTTCCCGAGATGGGTTTCGTACATACTCCAGCATTTCGCCATCAGATATTCCTATAGGATTGCTTTTAGCGTCTTGTTTAAGAAGCTCACGCCCTCCGACCTGAAGTGTTTGATAACCAGGAATCAGATCTTCGATATACTGGCCATCAATTTTCATTGCCTCAGCTGGGTACTGTTTCTTATCTGCACCCGTGAAGGGCGTCGTTTCTCTGAAATCGTACAATTAGACTAGCCCCTTTCGATAATTGCTTACCTTTGTCAAACGATTAAGCTCTGTTTGCATTGGGTTTGCGGTTGCACGAGCAACCTCTCGGCCGTCAATGTACAGTGGAACCTCAATCGTTTGCTTGCGAGTGTAGTTGACATCAAGATTTGAAGACAAGGCCGTACCCTGGACGCTGTTATTAAGCGACTGCAATGATGCGTCAAAGGGAGAAGTATTCACTGCCGGCATCGTAACTGCAGCACTATCAGCAATAGCTTGTGCCATGCTCGAAACGTTCTTTTGGACATTTGAGAACTTGTCAGTAAGCCCTGCATTTAAGCCGTTCATGATGGCGTTACCGGCAGGTATGAGCAGCTTGGCATCGTAACTGATTGGGCCTTTATGCTTGCGAATCCAATCAGCAATTCCACCAACAAACTTCTTGATGCCTTCCCAGACTTTCTTAAGCCCCTTTAAGAAACTGTCCATGATTGCTTTACCAGCAGCCATTAAATCAATGTGTCTAAGCGCATCGAAGGCTCCTTTGATACCGCTAACCACACCATTTACCATGCCAGTAAAACCAGACCATACAGCCTTAGCACCATTAAAAATACTAGTAGCAGCTCCAATCACAATAGACTTTATATTGTTCCAAGCTGATGAAAAAAATGATGTAATGCTGTTCCACAATCCGGAAAAGAATCCGGGAAGTGCGTTCCAAATTCCCTCGGCTGTGCTGACTGTTCCGCTCCATAGTCCTGATAAGAATGAAACAACACTGTTCCATACGCCCTCAGTGGTAGACACAATACCGCTCCATAATCCGCTGAAAAATGACGAAAGCGCACTCCAAATAGCGGAAGCGGCAGATACTGCGCCATTCCAAAGCCCCTCTAAAGCTGAAACCAAAGTATTCCAAACAGTCATTGCATAAGTTTGAATAAGGCTCCAAATACCGGAGAAATACGTAACAAGACCATTCCAGATCTGTCCAGCGGCGGAAACAATGCTGTTCCAGATAAGCTGAAGATCAGCACTTAACTGTGTCCAATTTCCAGTAAGCAAATCAATGACAATAAGAATGGGGCCCATAATAACTGCTTTAAGCATGTTCCAAACACCGGTAGCAACTTGGACAATCCCATTCCAAATTGTCGTCAGAGAACCGCCAAAGGTTGACCATATAGCAGTGGCTACTGCAACTATTCCATTCCACAGAGTCGTGAAGAATGTGGATAGCGCGTTCCAAACTGCCGTTGCTGCGGTAACAGCACCTTGCCAGATAGCTGAGAGAGTGGTTGTGAATGCTGTCCAAGCAGCTGATGCCGTGGTCGTAATCCCAGTCCATAGATTGCTGAAGAAACCTGTAATGCCGCTCCAAGCTGTCTGAATGCCGCTAATTGCAGATGTAAACGCACCCGATATAGCATTCCAAACAGTTTGCGCAACTCCTACAAGTCCTTGCCAAGCTCCTTGTAACCACGAAACAAATCCCGACCAAAGTTTTTGACCAGTCTTGGTTTGGGTGAAAAAGTACACCAGACCAGAAACAACTGCTGCAATCCCAGCAATCAAAAGCACCCACGGATTCATGCCTAAGATCAATCCAAACGCTTTCCATACACCACCAGCCGTTTTTACGATAGTCCCGAAGTTAGTGATAACGGATATAACGCCTCGAATAGGGCCAATCATTTTGGAAAAAACACCGAGAACGCTCGAAAATCCGCCGATGGCTAATCCAATTACTTTGAAGGCCCCGACAGCTCCAAAGATTGCCGCAGCAAATGATTTGACGATGTCGTTAGCAAACGCTGCTTTAACAACTGCTGCAATTGGCTTCAAAACAGCTACCACTCCGCTTAGAGCGCCCTTAACACCGTCAAAAATTGCTTTCCATGGTAAATTAGCAATAAAGTCCCCAACGGTAGTCATCGCTTCCATTGCTGCTACTCCGAAATCTGTAACAGCTTTTTTGATTCCGTTAAATATTCCCGACATTTGCCCATTACCGAATGCCGAATTAAAAGCATCTCCGACCTTTTGAGCAATACTAATCAGATTGACAAATGCAACATTGGCTAAGCTACCAACTAGACTCCAAATGGTTTGTAAAACGGACCCGACTCCTTGGAGAACGGAACTGAGCCCGCTCATCGAGTCGCCCTTCCCCAAGCTGCTTAGTTGTGTCTTGATGTTCAAAATCAATGCCGAAAACGGAGAAAAGAAGTTGCCGATTGATGCTATAACAGAATCAAAATTAATGGCGCCAATCTTATCAATGATTCCGCTAATAACTCCGACAGCTACTTTAGACATTGCCTGCCATGCAGGCTGAAGCTTGTTTGCCAGCGTTTCCTGAAGGCCATCCATTGCCTCGCCGACTGTCTTGTAACTCGTGGCCATCTTCTGGAAAGCCTTGCTGTTGCCTGCCTTTTCGATACCATCAAAGAACTCCTGCGTGCTTACTTTGCCGTTTTGAACATTCTGAACCAGTTCTTTGGTACTCATGCCCATTGCTTTAGCAACGGCTGCCATGCCTGCCGGAGTCTGTTCAAGCATTAGACGGAAATCAGCCCACTGCACCATTGGCTTAGCAGCCATTTGTGTGCCTTGTTCCATCAATGTCTTCATGGCTTGCTTGGGATTATCAGTGGCAGCAGCTAGGCCACCCATACCTTTAACAAGGCGGCCGACTCCTTTTACACCTACTGATGCAAACTGTGCATAGGCAGAAGCCATGTCAGATGAACTGTAAATGGTCTCCTGAGCATATGATTGCAACGACTTTTCAATTGAGGAAATCTGTGCAGGCGTCTTACCCAGAAACTTCATATTCCCCTCAAACGTCTGCCAAGCTTTGCTTGATTCGTCTAGTTCTCCTACCATGCTTCTCACACCATCGCCAATAGCCCCTACCACTTTGGTAAGTCCTATAGCTCCAGCAATTTTGCTCACGGTTGATACAAAATTCCCCGCTGGCTTTGTCGACTTTTCAAAGCTATCACCGACCTTTGATGCAGAACTCGCGATATTCTTAAAAGTCCCCGAAAAGTTGCGGTCAACGGCAGATAAAATTGCTTCAACACTAAAACTGTCAGCCATGCGCTCCCTCCTTCCTTTCTGATAATGGAATGATTTTGCCTTCGCGCTTCAACCGCTTAAATTCGGCCATCCGTTTTGCGAACACTTGAGCTCTAGTATGTTTGAGCTCAGTTGTGCTCATCTGTGACACTTCATAATTGGGCTCATAATTTGATCGCACGCTATCAATAGCTGCTTTCTTATCAAAGAAATCATCAAATGTCTTGAACTTAGGCTTAGGGTTCTTGCTCCCAGTTGTTGCCTGTACTTGCTGGTTCATCCATGCTTGCTGTGCAATTTCGTTCTGTCTGTCGACTTGCTTAAGCTGATAGGCTTCCATGCGCAGTTCGTATTCAACAAGCGTCATGCGTTCAATGTCTCGGATATTAGAAAAGCCTAGATAGGCAAATGCGTTTAAAAATATTTCGCGATATGTTTCTTCGCTACTCTTTTTAACGCTTTCGTCCTCATCTAGGCTTTCATGTTTTTTGCTACTGCTTTTACTGCGTTAGCGCTGTTCATTTCATCTGCAACTTGCTTAAATAGAGAGTCTAAGTCTGTGTTGCTGTCAATAAAATCATCGACTTCATTAGCTGACGGGCGTTTCTTAGATGCCACGGTGGCTGAATAAATGGTGTCTGCTAAAACGGCAGCATCGTATGCATTCAGACCAGCTAGTGCCTTTGCAACACCCATGCCAAAGTTAATACCATGCATGACGGCACCCATATTCTTATCCATTTCCCGAACAAAGCGGACACCAAAGTTGAGTTCGTATTCTTTACCGTTAATGGTTAATTGCATGATTTAAAATCCTTTCTTTTAAAGCCGCCCGGGTTTAACCCGCACTGTGACTTTCTTAGGCGACTTGCATCAATTAATTATCCGTGCGTAGTGGTGGTAGTGGTTGTTCCGCCTGAAACGTTCGTACCTGGGTCTTTATCAGAATCCCACTTGACACCACCGCCGGTACTATCAATGCTAGTGACCTGGCCGACTCCAAGGAATACGTAATCGACCTGTTCCTGAGTTTCGCTGTCCAGCGTTGTCCAGCCACGCTTTGGTGTTCCGTTAACTGAGAATGTGACATCGCGAGTAGAGTGATCATCAGGGTCATTGTCGCTGCTGTCTTCTTGAACGGTAACTTGCATGTACCATGCGTAATACTTGCCATCGGAATTCTTACGCTTGCGGTAGAGAATCCAAAAGTCGAGTAATTCGCCGTTAAACAGTGAATCGTACATTACGTCTGCAATTGCGGCCGTGTTGTTCAGGAACTCGACTTCAAGATCGGTACTTGCAGAACTACGAGTTGCTACATTGCCGTCCTTGGTAACAGTGGAATCACTGTCAACAGACGGATCAAAGGACAGCGAAGTCTGCCAAGGGATAATTTGGCCGCTAACCGTTGCTTGATCGCTATGCTTGCGAGCCAAGGCAACAACATCCATGCCTTCTAGCACTTTTAATTCATTTGCCATGTTATGGCCTCCTATAAAATATTTAGATTGAGTATCAGCGTGGCTCGGTTGAGAACCGTGTCAGGGACACTCTGGTCTTGTGTGAACTCTTTTGACTGATCTTCTACACGTCCATAGAATCGGTAGTCATCGGTTAGCACTTGTCCAATCGCGGCACGAAAAAAGCGCTCTGCCATATCAGATACGGTGAAACGCTGTTTTTTGTCGCCCCAGATGTCGATGGTGATCAGCACATTGCCATTGAGTGATGTCTTTGTTGCAGTAGGAACAACTTGAATATCGCCAACAATGACGAAGGGATATGGGGCGTTCTCCTGCTGCATGGGCAAATGGTCATAGCTCTTGTACCCGGACGATTGCGAAAACGCATAGAAGTAATCGTATAGCTCTTGCTCTGGTGATGTGATTTGAATCACCTACTTTGCTGCTTGTTTAAGCTGATTAATAAACTGCACTTTCTGATAAAGGAACGCAGGCTTCAATACAGGACGTGCCCGCATGAATCGAGTTCCATTTTCGGTGTATGGGTTGTATTCCATTGACATGCCAACTATGCCCGCTAGGCCGCCAGCTTCAAGCGATAACTTGATACCACGCTTTGTAGCACCAGTAGGATGAGCATACACGGTGCCCGTCATTTGCTGAGAACGAGTCTGGAGCTGTGCTGTCTGCTGCTTGACGATTTGCTTGACAACGTCCATCTTTGCTCGCTTAAGCAGACCCGCTACCAATTTGTCCATGCCTTTTATCTGCATGTTATAGCTGATGCTGGCTTTGCTCATTTCGTCTCACCCACAATCAAAGTAGCGTTTTGGAGAGGATCCCGAGAGGTATTGAGAGCGTAATGTGTTGCATCATCATCAATCGTTAAATAGCTCCAATTGACGGTGATCGGCTCAGCTAAACGGATTACTTTTGCCTTTTGAGCATAGTTTCCGAATAGCTGAGCGCTCTTGTCGGTTCCCATGTCGGTGACACTGGCAACAGCGGTGGCTACCTCTTTTGGTTCACCGTACTCATGCGTTTTAGGGTTGTATTCTTCATCATCAATCCAGAATGTAACCTCATGATCTAGCCGCATATGATCACCTCTTCGGATAGCCGGGAATGAAGCTGACGGTGCCAAGAGACTTGGCATTCTTCCCGTTGGCTTCTTTCCAGTCATTGATGTCGTCAGCAAAATCATCGAAGTCATTAGACTTGAACGTGAACGACTGGCCTTCTTGCTCGTATGACGTCATTCCTTCGTTCTTACGCCTGTTGTAGCGTCTGACGCATACTTCTAGGGCAATGTAGGCCAACTCACTAGGAAAGGCCTCATCCGTTCGCAAACCGAGCTTAAATCGTAAGGCCTGCGTCGTATTTTTGATAATGAGGTTAAGCACATCATCCTGTGTGTCAGTTTTGATTTCCATCATCGTCTTCAAATCTGCAAGTTTTATTGGATCGCTTTCTGCCATCACTTCACCGCCTTTATTGCTTGAGCGTACTTGTATGAGCACTTCAACTTATCAACGAAGCTAAGGTCATCACCAAACGGGACTCGATCGGTGTACTTGCCCTTAAAGAAAAGATCATGCATATCACCGGTAACACCAGCATTGTGCATGATCTTGGTTTCACTCCATCGTTTCACGGGATCAGTTGGCCAACAAAAATCGAGCTCATCACTGATGACGGGCCCGATGTTGAAGTACATCATATTCCATAACTGCGACCACATTTCAGCGGTCCATTTCTGGATATTGCTGTCGACCGTTTGCAGGTATTGCCACAGTCGGTTGCTGTCGGCATACACCTTCCGCCAGTATTCAGCTGACGGGTGACTGATGAGCCACTGAGCACCGCCAGAATTGTGGTTGATCGTCTCAAGCGAAGCTACCGTAACGCCGACAATGTCAGCCATGCGTTTCAAGATTTCTTCTCCGTGTTCGCACTGCTTGATATAGTCAACGCTGATATAGCTAAGCGTGTTACTACACAGCCAGCGATCAGGCTTTGCTTTCAGCTTGCGAAAGTCTGGCCGTTTACGGAAGATTACATCGCTATCGAAGTAGAAATAGTCCTCTTTTTCGCGTTCGGGGTCCTCAGCTAGATACTGCCACCACAGCCAAGGCTTCACAGACGGGATATATTGCTTGTCTGAGCGCTTGTCGGTATACGTGTGTACTTCTACTCCATATTTGCTGGTAAGCGTTTCTGGCACCTCAGAATCATGCACAGTGAAGAGCAAAACGACATCTTTCATGTCAAACCCGACACTTTGCAGATTAGTTAGGCAGACTTCTAATTCCCATTCGAATCTCTGAATAGCGGGTTGACACAAGATGAGTTTCATTCTGTCCTCCAATCAGCCGCCCGGTTTCCCGTACTGTCCTATTTCGATAGGCGACTTGCATCAATTAATTAAGCGTGCGAAGTGGTGGTAGTAGTTGTTTTGCCTGGAACGAGCACTTTGGCTTGCAAGACATTCTCGGCTTCTGGAAAGCTCGGAAGCGCGGTGGCTGCCGCCTTTTCCCACGTTGCAATTGGATCTTGCGTAGTCTCGTAAACGGTGGTAAACACATTGCCAACAGTGCCCTGTTGAACACCCGGAGTTGAAATCAGTCGGGACTCTTCAGGGGTTGGACCATAAACGGTTTGCCCGAGCTGGTCATCACCAAAGGCTACCAAAGTGTCTTCCGGGAAGTACCGTTCAACGGTATAGATACCTTTGGCTCCCTGCTTACGATACTTGGCATCATACGTGACAATAGTTGGCAAGCCGAATGACTGCATGACCGCATTGAGACTGCCAACACTAGGCAACAGACCTGCTGTCTTGAAGTAGTCAGCAAATGCTTTACTCCGGATCAGGGCAGTTTGTACCTTGGAAGAAGTCAAAATTCGCGTTGGCGCGTAGTCGAGCAGTGCAAACCAGTCTTGCAAGTCCTTAATCGGATCAGCACCATTTGCATCCCAAGAAGTAGTTGCAGTAACTTGGTGTTCACTTGGAACATGGTAATCAACATCGAAGTTGAGATTGTTCTCATTGATGGTGATCTTACCAGTTGCCAAAGCCTCCATGCGCATCTTTTCAACGCGCGCATAAACACCTTGAACCAAAACATCCAAATCGTTGTACACAAGGCTGGTCAGGTAGCTCTGTTCAGCCGGTGTGCGCGGATTGCGTAATGCGATCAGGTCCTTTTCCTTAAGCTGCATCTTGCGTTTGATGTAGCCGAGTTCAGCGGCCTGAACGCTCGCTTCACGACTGCCAATCTCCGCTTCCGTATCGAATGCAGAAATAGATGCCACGATAGGCGTCTTAGACCCACCACGAAGAAATTCAAAATCCAACTGATTAATTTTGGTTGATGGGAACAAGGTGTCCCCAAGCAATTGCGGGTACTGGCGGTTTTGAACGTAATCAAGTACCGTCTTTTGATTAAACAAATCTAAAATAGCTGGCATAAGTTAATCCTCCTTAGTCAGAAACGTGGCTGAATTTAATTTCTTTCAGCGCAGTGATAGCATTACTGGACGGCTTGACTGGCAAGCGAGCAGCGTTCACATATCCTTCAACGATGACGCCTACCGGTTGAGAACCCTCACTGACATCAACATCATTAATGGTCACACCGATTGCCGTTGCATCGTTCTTTGGATAGATAGAACCTGCTGGCAATATACCTTTTACGACACCATCGGTTGAACTGTCGGCTTGGTGAGTGAATGAAACGAATTTCTCGCTATCCAAGAAGTTGACCTCAGATGCGGTTACCTTTTTACCTGCGTACATAAAAGTACCTCCTTATTTTTGTTTCCATGGATCGTTAACAACTTGGCCCTGCTGATTCCGTTGTTTAGCAAATGCCGCGCCCGGAGTCTCCACCTTTGAACCATGCGTTTTGGGTGTGTTTCCCTTAAGCAACTCTTGACGAACACCTTCAGCCACTGCCTGATCATGCGCAATGAGCCACTTTACATTCGCCTCAGTAGATTCTGCCTCTGGCGTTACAACGTGCTGCAAATCGTCCTCAGTGACTGTCAGCTTGGCGTCCTCAAACATCGATCGAGCCTGTTTGCCCATCTCGTAGGTGGCAAGCTGTGACTTGAGTTCGTCTCGCTCTTTTTGAGCCTTTTCTAGCTCATAGTCTTTCTTCTGGTCGGCATTCATCTTGGCCAGTTTTGCAGCTTCGTCAACGGCAGCTTGCTTTTCCTTCTCGGCACGAGCAAGGCGTTTTTTAACAATATCGTTGACTTCCTCGTCCGTGTAGGTATGCCGATCAGAGCTTTCATCAGAACTGTCTTGGCCATTTTCCGAGTCTTGAGCGTTGGTGTCATTGTCACTTTGAGATTCGCCGTTTTGCTGGTTCTCTTGACTACCGTCAGCACCAGTATCTTCAGCGAAAAATTGCAAATTCATCGGCATTAAAATCTTAGGAATCATGTTCAGAACTCCTTCCACAGCTTTTTAGACGGATCAGGCTTGCGTCTTAATTTACCGGAGCTTTTAGAGTCAATCACGCTTGGACTTGATGGCATAAAAATAGCCGCCAGCTGCGGCTTACAAAAATCCTTTACGGCGTTGTGCATCTCTAGATCGTTTATCAAGCTCGTGTTTGATCGGCACTGCCATTTTTTCGGCAAGCAATTTACCATCTACCCGAACACCTGATGGTTCGTGTGTTTCTTCAAAGATGTCAGGCTTGCACGGATAGAATTCGCCATGAACGCCCTTGATGATGTAATCGCCAACTTGAGCGGTCATAACGCCTTCAAGTGTTGGAATCTTCAAAACTGGGTTATCCGGATCTTCATATGACACGTTAACCGGATCCAATCCAAGGACATCGTTGATCTTGATTAATGTGTCTGGATCGTCAGCAAACTGAACAGCTTCAATTTCAACCGGCTTCTTACGATATTTCATTGCATTTCCTCCTTATTCAAACGAGATGTTCAGCTTCTGGCCAGTTTCAAAATGCTGCTGTTAATAGATTGCGTCAGAGGTCGGCTTGGCTTTAACTCTAATCACAATATCGCGGCAGTTTTCTTTATAATTGGCATCGATTTCTATTTTGATAGTATTGTCTGCGGTGAGACTTTCCGTTAGCCTTTTGATTGTCTCAATTAGCATCTGATTGTCGATTTCAATTTCTGGTAGTTTCATAATTTCCTCCTAATCATCGTCTGGCATATAAGCCGCAATGGAGCATCGGCAATTGGGGTGGACGGGAATATCCGGCACATCGTCTACACGATAAATGCCTCTACCAGTTCTGCCACCTTCTGAAATCTCCTTGCACACATCACACGCGCTTGGTTCAGCTACCCATTTGCAATAGTCATAGTCAAATTTGTGGAAACTATCTAATTGCGCCTGTGTTTGAATTCGAGCTGACTCAGTACGTGCAATTCGTTCTGTCACATAGCGGTGATTGTTCACCGTTTCTGCCACTTGACCGCGTAACTTGCGAGCAATCTTTAGTGGGCTCTGTCCTTGAATGGTAGCGGCAGTCAATAGCTCATCCAGTTCAGCTTTAAGAATGTCTTGGTTGATCCAAATGCGTTGTGAGAAGGTGTAATCTCCCTCTCGTTTGGAGAGCAGTTTGGCTAAATCAGTGTAGCCGCCCTTAGATACCGTCTCTCCAAGTATTCCAGCTTGCCGTTTGATCTCGGATTGATAATCCTTACTCAGCTTGGAAACTAGATCAGCGTTCACTTTCATGTGTGCATCAAGCATTTCTTGACCAATCTCACTCTTAAGCATTTCTAAACGGTTAATGCGCATGGTAGCGTTGTATAGCTTGAGACGATCATTGACATCCTTGCTAAAGTCGGAATATTTGAGCGGTTCACCGTTGTACATCTTTCTAGCATCATCAACAATCGACTTTGCTTCCGCTTGATAAGCTTTAATATCTGTGGCCATCACTGCTTGACGCGCACCGGCCATACTGTCGTTGCTATATGCGGCATACTTGGCAAGCTCTGAATCAATATCCTTTTGAATGTTGGTTAAAGCTTTGTCAAAATATTCCTGAATTCGGGCATTGAACGCCTCGTCATTCTTAAGGTTCTCGACAATCCATTTCCGTTCAGCGGCCGTTCGCTTATTCCAGTAGGCAGAATTACTCGCTATCTGTTGCTGAGTCGTTGTTGTCATCATTGCTCCCTCCATCAGTCGAAGGCTTGCCGTCTGGGGTCAGTTCAAATCCTTTGCCGGCATCTCCCAGAATCTCGGCAGCTTTCTCCTCATCAAAGGGAAACGCGGAAGTAAGCATTTGAATAGCTGATTCTCTTGGCAAAGCATGTGAGGCAACCTGCTGCACGATTGAAATCATAGACGTGATCTGAGATCCATTAAGGCTTACTTGCTGAACAGTCTTAGCATCTGTACCGCTGGCATCGTCACCATTCATGAATTTCTGGAAGTCTGGACTTGATGGGCTGTTAGTAGCAGCGTCCTTTGCTTTCTGGGCAGTCTCGTCAGCAATACGTTTAATTTCAGCCTTAGGATCATCGACAAACGATAAGGTACTCAGCATGGTTTGATCTGATACAAGCCCTTTGAGTTTAGAAGCCGCGTCCGCTTCGTCGGTAATGTTCTCTGGAAGATTTCGCGTGAATGCGAAGTTAAGCTTTTGCCAGTCATCAGATTTACTTTCTGGAAGGATTGTCCCAACACTGAATGCAATCTTGTAAAGCGACCGGAGTGACTGAGTGAACTTACGGTCCTGATTGGCCGCTAGGTTCCTCATTGGTAGCAATTTGTATTGCAATGCAACACCAGAGCTATTGCCGCTGAATGCTTCATCGTTCAAGTTTGCAACCATGCTAATCTGATAGATCATGCTGATGAGACGGTCAATGAGGTGTTCTTGAATGGCATCGCCATCAGGTTTGGTCAGAAATTCAGCTACGCCTTGAGCAGAATCAGCGTCTGGAGCATAGATGATTTGGTTGCCATTAAGATCGAGTTTGGGGTTGCCGTCATCGTCCTCATCGAGTTTCAGGCCTTTGAGAACCAAGTACGCATTGTCAAAATACTCATTCTGGTTCGCCTTCTGGCTTAGCACCTTGTCTAAAGCATTGATGAGCGTCTCAACGTTCTCAAAGATGCCTTGTCGCTCGGTGTTCATGAAGAACTCAACTGCTGGCACTTCACTAAATGGATTAAAGCCGTCTTTTCCTTCAAGGCGTGTCATATCAAGGCCGTATATGCCGTCTTTCAGATATACCTTTCCGGCCAACGTCTTGTCTTCATCATGCCAATACATGACAAACGCAATGGCTTTGTGCGCTACCGTGTCATCATAGATGATGAATGAATTGATAGGTGAGCTGTATGCAATACACGTATTGCTGTTCTCGTCTTGGTACAAAAAAGCAAGCGCCCGTCCGTAAATGGCTGCTTGCTTGCTGATCTCGCTTAATTTGTCCTGAACGCTGTTCGTATCGTTCCACTCTTGCAGCACGGTATTGTCCCCTGTGTTGTCGAGCGTGATCTTTGGTGGAATGCCAATGTAAAACCCATTGTAGGTATCCACGATATAGTGAGCCAAGTTGCCAACAAGACGATTGTCTGGCCCATGGTCCTTTTTCGCATCATCAATAATCTGATGCTGACCGAGGTACATTTTCTTTGCTGGAAGGTACTTGTTTTTAGCTAGATCATCATTGGCAGTAATAAACGCATTGATGTCATCGCCAGTTAGCTCTTCATCAGTCGGGAAAATAAACACATCTCCGTCTGTGATTGAGCCTTTCCCTTGAACTGTTAATATGATGGCCACCTCCTTAGAAGTATTTGCTTGTGTTCTTGAACGTGTGAGCTGTATTTCTCCGTTTGATTACCTGCATGACAAAATATCTCATGGCGTCCATTGCGTGGTCATGTGCCTTAACCACTTTGTCTTCACCCTTTTGACTGGCCTTGTCATCCCACACATAAGACGCGAACTCTTTGAACAGATTAGTTAGCCCAGGTGTGAACTTGATCTCACCAGAGTTCATAGCTGTTTGCGTTTCTCTAATGCCGTTTAGCACATCGTTATCAGCTTTAATAACTCGATACCGGCTTTCTCTCAACTTGGCAATGAATGAAGCCGCTGAAGGGTCAACAATCACTTCACAGCGTATGTCACCGACAAACTGGCTAAAATCCCGAGCGTATTCATCATCTGTCTTCTGTCTGCTGCTATGCCGTCCATCGTAGTAGTACTCTTTGAGGCAATACCAAACAGACCCGCATTTACCCCAAAGCAAGAAAGCTGTGGGGTTCTGTGTGCCATAGTCAACACTGACATAGTATCGGCTTGGCTGCTGGCTTGGATTGCTGACCATCTCGTCTTTATTGAAGTTGTCGTAGACAATCCCATCAGCCAGAACCCATTGTCCCAGAATGTATCGCTGGTAGAACACTCCAGAGTACATATGTTCGTACCTGTCAATAACTTCATTGCTCAGGCTTGGGTTGTCCGTCATTACAAAGTGGAGACGCAATGCGCGTTTATCGTCTGCTTGATCAATCCAATCAGTCTTGAACCAGTGATACGGGCCCTCTGGGTTCATATTGAACCAGTACTTGCCACCAGTAACGGAAACACGCGCTGTCGCTTGATTGACAAACGACTGTGGCATGAGAGCTGCTTCATCAAAGAACATTCCGGCAAGTGTGATCCCTTGAATCAGATCTTGGCTGCTTTCATCTTTACCACCGAATAAGTAGTATAGGTTGGTTCTTCCATCAAGGCTGATTTCCAGCATGTTTTCTGAACGCCGATCCACAACCGAGAATCCCACTTGTTGCAATGTTTGTTTGAGTGGCCTGATAACATTTCGACGCAATGATCCAATGGTTTTGCCGGCAATGCCAAATTGCTCGCGGTCAAACATAATCATGCTCCACAGAACATAGCTGATCGACATCGCAAACGTCTTTCCGGAACGCACAGCACCATCAGCAATAATTGTCTGCTTGTCTGGATAGCGGCGCCACCAGTTGATGATGTCTAACTGTTTCCCTTTGAATTGATCAATCGGAGTTGTCATTGACATCACCACCCTTTGGGATACTCTCATCAATTGCTGCCAAAAGCTTGTTCAGCCCTCCATCTTGGCCTTCTGGTGTGCGATAGGCGCTGGCCTTAGCTTCCATGATGTCAGCCTCAGCTTTAGACTTGCGAACATCAGCCTTAGTTTTCTCAATATCAGTAATAATCTTCGTTAGCTGAGCATTGAGCAGCTCATCATTATCAGGGTAGCGTTTGAGCAATTCTCGTCCTGCTGCCATGCGGTCTTTGATGCTTGGCTCGTTTTCAACAGCATCTGCACCGTCTGGAGTGCTAACTATGATTGTCTCCTTTGCCTCTCCACGAAGCACTGTGGTGAAGTATTGAAGCACCTCAGCGGCCTTGGCAATCTTGTCAGACTCGATACGTTTCATGCGTTCATCGATGGCAGCTTTAATGTTAGGTTTTGTTAGGTTTTCTGCGCCAACAAATCTAGCCGTTCTTTTGCTGTATCCTGCTTCTAGTGCCGCTTTGGTAGCATTGCTATCAGCAATATAAGAATCAACGAACTTCTTCTGTTTTGCTGTCAGTCGCATCACATATCACCACACCTTCCTTCCATTAAAAAAGCGGTAGCTAGTTAGCTATCGCTGGTTATAATTCATTAAGCTGTTGTTACTCCTGGATTGTCTTTACTAGGCTGTTTCTTCTTATCAGCCTTGGTCTTGTCCCGCTGTTTTTTCAACTTGTCCTTGAGGTTCTTATAGACGTCTTTTGGTGACGGCAAGTGGAATGCCACAGTATCCACCCCCTTTTTGACAAGCATACCTTACTTTCAGGATGTGTGTATCCGCCTCGCGTCTTAACTTGATTAGAGCGTGAACGGACAATTTCTCTGTCAATCTTGCCGATGGTCCACGCTTCAACTCTCGGCATGTAAACGCCGTATTTTGTTGTAATCATTTGAGCCATGAAATCACCTCACACATAGTAAATGGCACGGGTATCATGATCGCTGTATTCGACAAGCTCAAACGTTTTGTGAGCAACCACGCCAATATCATCAGTCCACTGATCGGTTGGCTTGCGTGTCGATACTTGACGCTGAACGAATCCGCCCAGGTCTTTGCTCATTTCTGAATGTAGATACCCCGTAAATAGCTCGCGGTTCTGTGCTGTGCCTAACATGAAGCCAAACTCGTCTAGGTATTTTGCAAGGTAATTGTTCTTGCCCTTGTCACCATGAGTGGCACCAATGAAGTTGTGACCGAGCATAGCGCCTTTGTAATGCTTCAGTGATATGTCCCAAGTGATGTTTGTTTGGTTGCTGTAGGCGCGTTTCAATAGACGTGCAAACATATATCCAACTGAAGGATCATGGTTACCTGGCGCATACATGACCTCACACTCATTGGCGTTCTTGATAATTGCTTCAATCAGTGTCTCGAAGTATTGCTCCATTTCGTTCACAGTCTCGCCTAAGTCGGTTGTTTCGAGCTGTGTGCCCTTTGCTGTTGTCGAGTTGATATTATCCACATGAGCTAGATCACCGCCCAGAATGAGCAATATCTTTGCGTAGTGGCCGCGTTGAATGATCTCTAGTTGCCGCTTCAATGATTCGGCATAGATGTCGAACGTGTGACCGTTGAAATGCGTGTCGAAAGCAGGAATGACCAGATAGCGATCTGATTCCACAAAAATAGGAGCCTTAGCTTGATACGGCTCCTTGTGTGTGATGATGTCATTCATCAATGATTCATATTGTTCCGCTTCAACTAACGGCCTGATTTGTATCTTGCTTTGATACAACGTTGCTTCAGGCGTCTGCTTCCAAAAATTGCTTGTGGCACGTACAAGTTTCCACTTGGTGTAATCATATCCGTGAGCTTCCAAAACCCCTCTAGGCGTCATTTTGTGACCCCTGACAACCTTTAGAATGGTTTCACTGGATTGTGTTCCGTCTGAATCGTATTCATTCTTGACTGGTTTTTGGAATTCGATGCCAAGCCTTCTTGCTTTACCTTGAAGCGCATCATAGCTAATCCCGAGTTTGTCGGCTGTCTCGCGTCTGGTAAAGCCTTCAGAGGCGAGTTTCCTAATGTCGCCGATCTGTTCATCTGTCCATTGCATCTACTCGCCTCCTGAAATATAATGACCGTGAGCAGTTTAGAGATTCTGCTCAGCTTCCTCATAAAGAACTTCCCGAGTTCTTAAGCCCTCGGATTCGGCCCCGAGAGCTTTTTTGTTGCATAAAAATAGCACCTCACCGTTTGGCGGAGTGCTCGGGTAAATAAAAGATGCCGTAGCGTCTTCATTTATAGAGGTTTTCGTTTTCTCTCTCAACCCAAATCCCATGAAGAACCTCAAATAGCTGAACAACAAGCGAAACAGTTACTTCAACAGCCATTGAGAGAAAGGAGAGCCAAACAGACATAAAAAGATCAAGACCGGAAAACTTGTTTGGTATAAAAAAACCAAATATAGAAGCAAATGATACTAGCAAATAGAAGGTCGTACCCAGTAACAAACTTTCTAAAATCCGCAAATCCAAAAACATGTGACGGAAGAGAGCATTTTCTTTCAAGCTTAGAATGATCGAGACAAAGCCAATAAATATTGCGGTCAAAGTAGCCGCAAGAGTGAGTACGGCGCTAAGAAGTGCTTGAAGATCGGTAGGACGAAGGTGCAACAGCCAAAAGTTTAACATGAAGGTCAGTATTCCTAAGCTGTAAGAGAACTTATACCTTCCTATAAAGCTCACACTCCCTTGCCTCCTTTTGCACGATGACTATTATCCAATTTTATTTTGTTCGAAAGATATGCGTCCTTAACTGAATCCATCATCGCGTCCATTGGTATTTTACCATTTACAACTTGAACGTTATTAGATGCGATCATTCGTTGATTTATCAAATCTATTAGTTGTGCATCCTCATTCTCCCTTCCATCAACGAGCATCTTCTCTAACGATAGTTTCTTCTCATTATTCATTTTTAACAGGCTCTTAATAAGAGCCACTGCCTCATGAACTTTAATGTTTCCTCCATACAACCGCATAGTCATTTTTTTGTTGTTAATTTCATTGTACTTGGCTAAGCCTGCATTTTTTATTGACCGATCATCAGTAACAACATTAGTCACACGAAAATTAATTTCACTTATTTCAGAGATGTGTTCTAGATTTTCAGCTGAAGTTTTATCAACGACCACATCATCTACAAGCCCTTGCTGTCGAGAAATCTTATAAAAGCCTAGATTGCATAATTAAAGTTACCACCCAGAAAATGTGAAAAAAGACCTGTCCGTTCTTGCTAAAATGGTGTTTGCATAACATACCATCTAGAGAGAAGGACAGGTCCCATGGCCATTATAACCTTAATTGAACGATCTCAGATAGAACTGATGCAACACCACACGATTCAATACATCGCCGCGACCTTAGGCCGCTCTCGTATTTCTATTAGGCATGAGCTTCACCGTTGCCCTGAA